GCCGCCGTGCTGGCGCACCACCGGGTGGTCGGCCGGCCACCGGTCCCCTTCGGTGATTTTCACCATGCTGCCGTCGGGCATGACGACGACGGCGCTGTCCTTTGCCCATACCACGTTGGTCATGTGTTTCCTTCCAGGTAGGCGGGAGCCCCGGACACCTGGAGGGTCCGGGGCTCCCTTCCCTCGTCGATCAGGCGAGGGCGACGGTTTGTGTCAGTCCTGCGGGTAGCCGAGGTCGGCGAGGCGCTTCTTGGCTTCCTCGACCTCCTTGTCGGCTTCCTCGACGGCTTCCTTGGATGGCGGGCCGAGCGCGTCGCGGTTCTGCTGCGCGGCCTGCAGCCGGGCCAGCGCCTGGTGCACTTCCGGATCGCCGGATTCGGAGGCGGTGGCCTTGCCGCCCGCGAGGGGCAGGCTAGTGGAGCCGGCCTGTGGGGACGTGCCGCCGGCGGCGGCGAACCTTGTCGACGCAGGCTCCGCGGCTTCCGTCTTCTCGGCGCTGCTTGTTGCTTTCTTTGCGGTTTCTGCCACGGCGCGCTCCTTCATGTGCGGTACGTCGGATGTCTTCATGCTGGTAGTGGTACCCCGCTACGGGAACAGGGGAATCTGCCGGGTGCGGCGCACGTAGCGGGCGGCAGCCTCGATCACATCGGGGCTGTCTTGAAGCAGCCCGATCGCTGAGTTGCAGTTGCGACACAGGAGGCCACGGACGTAGCCACCCTCGTGGCAGTGGTCGATCGCGAAGACCTTGTGTCCGTGACCGGGATCGGTCGTTCCGCAGATTGCGCATCGACCTCGCTGGGCTGTCAGCAGTTGGTCGTAGTCCTTGAGGCTGATTCCGTAGGGCCGAAGGACGCGGGTGCGCGCCTGTTCACGCTTCGCGTTGTTGCGACATGCGTCGCAGTAGGGGATGCCGGTCCGGTTCGTGGGGGCATCGCCGCATCTACAACAGACCCGAGTGATGAGGCGGCGGAGGCGGTCCTGCTCGGTGTGAAATCTGTCCCTACACGTGGACGTGCAGAACCTCTTTGGGCTCAGAACCTCGTAGGGACGAGGGGTCATTGTGACCCCGCACCAGATGCAGGTTGGCTCGTCCAGCCCGCGCTGCGGCGAGCCGCGTCCCTTGTCGCGGAAGCGGAGTTGCGCCAAGCGGACCCGTTCGGCTCGGCAGGGCCGGCACCTGGGAGGTCCCTTGCGGTTGGACGCGGGCGCGCCACAGAGGCACGTACGATCGGACATTGGTCGGGCACCTCTACGACAGGTGTTCCGGCAGACGCCGGGGAGTTCGCGCTCCCCGGCGTCCCTAGTTGCCGCCTATCTTACCCTAGGAGAAATCGGACATATCCTAGGTATTGACCAACAATCGGAAAGCCAAGTCATTTGCGGACGATCCGCCGATACGGCTGTACGAGAACCAGCCCCTTTGTCCGGTTGGCATACCTACGCCCGTACCTGCGGTGGTTTGCTGAAAAAGTTGTGGTATGAGCTCAACGCTCATCCCGCCATTCTTCGCGATGACGTAGTTCGAGAAATCCCCGGCGATGACGTAGCCCTCGGTGGCCGACGTGGTGGTGGTCAGGTTCGGCATGTACGGCGACTCGTACACCGGCCGCGCGAACAGTTCCTCGATCGCGCCTTCGGGCAGGGTGACCGTGGTGGCGTGGTACACGTTCGCCGTGCCGAGCTGGCGGACCGCGTTGTTGAGCTGGACGTTCATCAGCCAGGAGGCGTTGCGCCGGTTGCGCTGCGGGACCGCCTGCCACAGGTTGTACGGGTCGGCGGCGGAGATGGCGCCGGTGTTGGTGGCCGCGCGCACGCGCACGTTGGTGTTGGCGGACAGGCAGGTGAGGATGCCCTTGGGCTCGTTGGTGCCGGAGCCGCGGGTGAACTTGTCGACGAGAAGCTCGTCGTAGCCCTCGGCGAGCAGCTTCTGCATCTCCGAGGCGAAGCCGGGGTAGTCCATCCCGAGTTCACGCTTTGTTACTTCCCCAGGTATGATTACCCGGAGGGGCCAGTCATTTCTGCCGGCCTCTTCACGTCTCCGTGAAGGCCAGACTATATCTTTATCTCGTTTTGAGGCTGCCTGCGATGATCTGCGAATACTGCCACCAGGAGTTCACCCCGCAGGGTGCCTACCGGCGAAAGTACTGTTCCCCGCAGCACAAGAACCTTGCTGGCGCCCGCCTGCGCGCGGCACGCAACGCAGAGCAGAGCGAGCGTCGTTGCTACCGGTGCCACGAGGTGAAACCGGCCGGGGACTTCCCCGGTCGGACCCACTCGTACTGCCGGACTTGCTACAACGCCTACCAGCGTGAACGCTCGGCTGCGCTACCCCTCGAACAGCGGCGAGCGCCCGCCCGGCGTCATCGCGAACGTCAGCGCGCGGATCCGGTGGCTGTCGCCGCAATCAACGCGGGCCGCCGCCGCTACAAGTTCGCGCTGACGGATGAGCAGTTCGCCGCTCTGCTTGCCCAGCAGGGTGGAGGCTGCGCCATCTGTCGCGCTAGCGAACCGGGCGGACGGGGCACGTGGCACGTCGATCACGACCACACCTGCTGTCCGCCGTACTCCAAGGGCGGCAAAGCGAAGACATGCGGTCGCTGCGTTCGTGGGCTGCTGTGCAGTCGCTGCAACGTCGGGTTGGGGAACTTCCGTCACGATCCACAGTTCTTGATCGCGGCGGTGCAGTACCTGGCTGGATCCCAGGCAGCTAACGAGATAGCCCGTACATAGTCGTTGAACCTTCCCCTCGGGGCTGACCCAGGGGGGCTCGGCTGCTGATTGTCCCTACCGTCCGCTTCTCGAACCGTCGCGCTCAGGCTTTCGCCTCACGCTGTGGTGCGGACGTCTAGCAGGATGTCCCAGCAGTTCTCGGGCTTTTCACTAGCCCGTCACCGGGCTAGGCGACCTAATTGATCGAGTACGGGATGAAGCCGCGGGCCATGAACACGGTCACCGTCGGCTGCGCCAGTGTCGGCGAGTCGTCGGAGACGGCCGCGGCCTCGGTGTCGAACGACCAGGTGACGCCGGCCGACGTGATGCCCTTCCACACGTTGTTGTTGACGTTGACCTGGCGGGCGATCTGCAGGAACGGGTTACCCGAGCCCTGCGCCGTCATGATGATCGTCGGGTCGATGAACACAGGCACCCCGAATCCACCGGCGGTGGTGGTGCCCTCCGACATGGCCCGGAACTCGTCCCACGCCCGGATCGCGTCCCGCTCCTCCTCGTCGAGGTACATCGCCCCGTTCGGCCGGGTGACCATCTTCATCCAGGCGTTGCGGTAGGCCTCGTTCTCGGTGATGAGCACCCGGCGGGCCAGCACGTGGTCGGTGCGGATCTGCCGGTCGACCTCGTCCTTCTCGTGCGAGCGCAGGTGCGCGGTGGCGTAGCGGTCATCGAGCGCCCGCAGCGCCCGGTCCCGGGCCTCCCGGTTGGTCAGCGTCCGCACCCGGTGGGAGGCGTCGTCGTCGTCGGGCTTGCCGATGCGCGAATACTCGATCGCCTTCGGCCGGCGCCGGAGCACGTCGTTGATCTTGCGGTGTTCCTCGTACATCTGCTCGGCCCGCTCGTGGACCTTCAGCAGGATCCCGAGCGCCTTGTTCTCCGGCTCGGACATCTGCCGCAGTTCGCCGTTGTCGGTGTAGTGCAGGTCCCGGATCTGGGCCTTCACCCGGTCGATCATGTCGGACAGTTCCTCGGGGGTCCGCCCCTCAAGGTCGTCCAGGGTGTACGACCGCTTCTCGGTCGCAGTGGTGGCTTCGTCAGCCATTGAGCACTCCCAGTGCTACAAGCACCCGGTGGCGGGTGCGGAGTTCTACTTCGGACAGGGCCGACGCCTCACCACTGCCGGGCTGAGGGTCGAATTCACCGCCACCCGCGCCCCTGGCGCCGGGCTCCACGGTGAGGTCTGGGGTTGTTTCCTTTTGGGGGGGCCGCCTACGGCGGCGGGAGCTGAGGTCCACGGCGAGCCTCACCTCGGCTGCCAGCTCATGGACCAGAGCCCGACGCTCTTCCGGCGAGAACCCCGCCAGGACCGACCGGACGGACACCGCGGTGGCGTCGTATGCCGGGAACACCACCGGGCCGGCCTCGGGCACGTCGGCGTCGAGCACGTCCCGCTTGTCGGGCTGCCCCGACCGCGTGGTCCACCTGTCGCCGGTCTTCGGGGTGACCAGCATCTTCCACGACATGCCGCGGATCGCCTTTCCGGCGATCGCCTGCCGGACCGGCTCCACCACCGGGTTATCGAAGAGCCGGCCACGGACGTGGTAGCCGTGGTCGTCGGGTTCGAAGACGTCATACACGCCGATCGGGACGGTTCCGGTACGCGGGTCCCGGCCGTGGTCGAACTGCATCACCGGCAGGGAACGCTCCAGCGAGCGGTCGAACGCGCCGCGATGGATCTCCTCGTCGAAGTCGCCCTGATAGTCGGCGATGCGGGCCACCGCCCCAAATACCGCGACGTAGCCCTCCAGGGTGCGGCCGTCGCCGCCGACCGACCGGAGCTCGAAGTCGAACGCGCGGGTCTGGGTGGACGGCAGCACCCGACGGAACTCGCCCTCGACATCGGCGGAGCGTCCATCGTCGGAGACTTCTATCCCGAACTTCTTTGCCGCGCGTCGGATCTTCGGCATCGCCTTGTCCCCGAACGGCGACTGCGGGGCGCGGGCCAGGGCGTTGCGGACGTGTGCGACATCGTGGATGGGGAAGTGTCGCTTCGATCGGGGGACGGTCTTGCCCTGCTCGTCCTTCTCCCCGCCCGGCTCGACGTAAGCGAACGCCGAGTCCGGCAGGTCGTTGATGTCGCCAGTCGACATCTTCGCCCGGTGCACGTCACCGGTGTTGGCGTACAGGGCGGCCATCTGCTTGTTGGCGTCCTCTTCGGACATGTGGCAGCCCACCACCTCGCCGCCGTCGTCCTTGACGACCGCCCACTTGCCTTCGCCGCACTCGGTGTGGTCCTTGACGGTGTGCCAGGGCATGGGCGCATCAACCTCCCGCCGCCGGCTCGGCGCCGGGCTCCTGTAGCTGGACGGACAACTTCCCGGTGTGCTTGAGAGTCGAGGTCCATTCCGGGGCGATGGTGGCCACCGCGGCGGAGGGTTCGAACCCTCCGTCGGTGAGTTGGCGGATGGCGGCCGCTTTCACCTGGGCGATGTCGGCGGCGTCCTTACCGTCCTCGCGCAGCAGCGGAATGTCGGCGACGTCGAACCACAGTTCGGCGTCGGACGGCACCCGCACCAGCGGGGCCAGGGCGGCGGAGACGTCCTGCAGCGTCGGGTACACCCAGGAGTCGGCGAAGATGCGCCGGGCCATGCCGAAGTTGCCGGCGTTGAGCGAGCTTCCGGCGAGCCCTTCGGCGATGCCGAGGATCGGGGCGGGGACGCGACTGAGAAACGCCACGCGCGTCTCGTTGCCGCCCTGGGTGCCCTTCAGGTCGAGTTCGGCGAGGTTCGACCCGACAATGCTGGCGTCTGCGCCGGCGGTCAGGTACAGGGTGCGGTAGGCGTTCGCGACACCGGAGTGGCCCTGTTCCAGCATCTTGACGATGTCGTTGAACTGCTCTTCCGTCGCCGCGGTGATGCCCTTGACCACCAGATTCGGAGTGTTGTGCGTCAGCAGGTAGTCGTCGGTGACGTAGAGGTGATCCTCGGAGTCGACGCTGATGCACTGGGCTGGCTTGCGGCCCACGTACTCGACGCTCTGGATGTAGCGCGCGGTGCTCCTGGACCGACTCCGGTATATGGACGCCTTGCGGGACAGCCGGCAGGGGTTGATCCATTCCGGGAGCCGCGCGATATGCACCCGCCACTGCCTGCGCACGCCCGGCCCGGCCGACCGACCAGGCCGGACCGTCGCCGAGGCACCCAGCCCGCCGACCAGGTCGGCGAGTTGGCGCGCGAGCCGCTCGCTGGTGCTGTCGAGGCGCACCTCGTTGGGCTGCCTGCGCTCGATGCTTCCATCGGTGTCGATGAGTCCCTGCAGAAGCGCCACGCGCTGGGTGACCGACCCGCGCAGGTAACGCTCGGGGATGAACTTCTCGTGGCCGGGCACGTCGAACAGTCCGAGGTCACGAACAGCGCGGGTCAGCGGGTTCGCCCCGTGTGCACGGATGTACCCGTGGTGTCCGCGTTCGACGTGGCGCGGGCCCTTGAAGTAGAACTCAGCCCAGCCGCCGCGGTCCCGGCGGGACATCGTCACCTCGGGCGGGAGGATGCCAGTCAGGAGGCGCTGCTGCTCGTCGGCGTCATCGCGGTGCGCCGACAGGCTGACTCCGCCGCTTCCCTTGCCGTTGGAACGGAAGCTCCCGTCGCCGAGCAGCGTGCCCAGCAGGTACGGGTCTATCGGCAGGTCACCCGGATCATCGAACTCGACGGGGGCGACGGGGGCGACCCCCCACTTCGCGGCACCACTCGGATAGCGGACGCCGCGGGCGAGGATCTCGCTCAGCGACATCGTCCGAGCCGTGCCCTTTTTGCGGTCGTACTCGGTGGCGACGCTCCAGAGGTGGTCAAGAGTGCACTCGGTGGCAGCGCCGCCGGTGAAGGTGACCCGGTAGATGTCCCGCACACCCTGCGGATAGGTCGCAACCACCGGATGCGGTTTCCCGTCCGCACCGATGACCCGGTCGCCCGGCCGCAGGTCCCCCATCGCTGCCCAGCCGGCCGGCGTCAAGACCCGCGCGTCGAGCGGCTGCGGGGCGCCATTCTCGAAATAGCGGATCTTGTGTTCGGAGGCGAGCCGGTCACCCTGGATGTCCCGGATCGCCGGGGTGATCCACGACATGCCCAGCCCCGGGGATTCGGGGTCGGGTAGTGGGCTCCAATGCGAGACCGTGGACGGCAGCAGCGTGTGCGGCTTGTATCCGCCGCCGGGGCCCTGGTTCCAGTAGATGTAGCCGACGATGTCGCCGTCGATGGCGTGGCCTGGGTCCTCCGGCTCGAGGTCGGAGCCGTAGACGATGGCCACCCAGTCGGGGCGCAGCACCCGCAGCCGGTCCGGGCGGCGGGCGACGAACGCGTTCCCCGCCAGCCCGGCATGCCATTCCATCCGGGCCAGCAGCTCGCCGGTGGTGGCGTTGCGCCAGGGCTGCTCCAGCAGGCTCAGCGCCGAGGTGCCGAACAGCCGCCGCGGGGTCGACGTCCACGCCTTGTTCCGGAACGTGAACCTGGCCTGGGAGAGCACCAGCGCGCGGACCATCTGCGCGGCGAACGCCGGCGGGCATCCCCGCAACGCCGCCGCATAGCCGGGCAGCGTGTTGACGATCTCCGCAGCCCGGTTCCCGGCGAGGGTCTGCTTCAATCCGGGGAAGCCGGTCTGGTACTGGATGCCGCCGTAGCCGAACGACGTCGGCAACAGGTAGTCGGTGATGTACTGGTCGGCCGAGTAGCGGGTCTCGGTGCGCGACTGCGCGATCCGCTCGAGGAGGCCCAACACGAACCTCCCCGGCTACCGCTGTGGGCGAAAGAAGAAGTCGGGGAGAAGAAGAGGAGTCAACTGCGGGCGAGCGCCGGCCGGCGGCCTTCCCGCCAGCCGAGCCGCACCGCGGCCACCGACCACTTCACCGCCGTCACCAGGCCCCGGCACATCCACGCCACCGCGGTGAACCCCTTCGCCGACAGCCATCCGATGCCGTAGAACAGGGCAGCGACCGCGATCAGCAGCATCCGGCCGATGTCGACCTGCTTGGCCTGCGTGGAGATCTCCTCCACCATGACGTCGTCGAGGAAAGCCATGATGAAAGCTCCTTACCGCCAACTGGCGAAGAACTGGGCGGGCGGATCCAGCGCGCCGTCCTCGATGGCCTGCCCGCGGGCCGCCTCGGCGAGGAGCCCCGCCACCAGCGCGTCGATGTGTCCCTTGTCGCGCTTGGGGACGACCCGCAGATAGAAGTGCGGCACCGACGGGTCCTCCTCCGGCCGCGGGGCCCGCTTGCGGCCCTTGGCCAGGGCGGCGGCCAGCACGTGCGCGCGTAGGGTGTCGTCGCCGTCGTGGGTCATGTCCTCGCGGAAC